GAGTCTTGATGGAGATTCTGCAATAAATGCCACCTTTAAAATAAGTAACACGCAAGCTGGATCAGATAGCTTGGTCGAAGCAATGGATGGATTGCGTGACGGATTTTCGGTGGAATTAATGGTCGAAGATTATGTCCAAGAAAAAGGTTATATGAAAGTTTTGAAAGCAGAGCTCACAGGCGTTGCACTTGTCTCAGAGCCGGCTGTGCGATCTGCCAGAGTGGCCGAAGTCGCCGCGACACAGGATTCTGAAACTCCAGAAGTATCAGATAACAAAAACCCGAATGAAGGAGACAAAGTGGAAAACTCTACCGAACAAGTCACCGCTCCTGCCGTTGAACCGGTAGCAGCTCCAGAAGCCGAGCCAGTGCAGGCATCATCACGCCCAAGCTATTACTCAGCCCCACGATCACCAATTGTGAACAAGGTTACTTATCTTGAGCACTACCTAAAAGCAACAATTTTGCATGATGAGGATTCTCGTCAATATGTCAAGGCTGCGGATAACACCACATCAACAGCACCGGGCATGATCCCAACACCACAGAGCACAAATGTCATTAATGCACTCGCAAATGCTGATCGTGGCACAATCGATGGCATCAGCCGCGAAACTTTAGTTGCAGAGGGCATGACATTTGAATTGCCAAAAGTAACAGCTGTGCCAACAGTTTTGCCAATCAACGAAAATGACGCAATCACAGAATCATCACTTTCAGCAACATTTTTGTCAGTTTCAGTGCAGCCATTCAAAGGCCGCGCTATCTCAACAGTCGAGCTTATCGACCGCAGCCGTCCAGAATACCTAACAGCACTTTTGCAAAATCTTGAATTTGCTTATGCAAAAGAAACAGATGAATATGCTTTGGCAGCAATGCAAGCGGCTGTCACTACTACAACAGCACAAACAGCAAATTCAGCAACCGGATTTCTTGGATACACATCTAAGGCAGCCGCAGCTGTTTATGGCGCATCACTTGGTTTTGCTCGCTCATTGATCGTTTCACCAACACAGTGGGGCAACATCATGGGATACAACGACAATGGAGCACCGCTTTACAATGCAGCTCAACCAAGCAATGCGGCGGGAAATGTTCGCGGCGACAGCTTACGCGGGGTAGTTTCACCGGGTCTGAACCTTTATGTTTCACGATCATTTGGTAACGCTGGTACAACAACAGCTGATGGCGATTCTTCAATGGTCGTTGTAAATCCAGATTCATACACATGGTACGAATCTCCACGCTTTACGCTACGAAGCAACATCAACAGCGATGGAACGATTGACATTCTGTACTACGGCTATGGAGCACTGGCTGCCAAAGTTCCAAATGGAGCACAGTTCAATAACCTTCCATAAATAAATCAATCATCGGTAGCGATCGCTCCCGGTCGCTACTTATACGAAAGGAACCGGAATGCCATCAATCGTCACGGCCTCACAGCTGAGATCAATTCTTGGCGTTTCGGTTTCTTTGTACAGTGATGCTCAGTTGGATTCTTACATTGATTCCGCTGAGCAAACAATTTTGCCATTGCTTACCCAATACCAATCATCGGTGACTTTTTGCAATGTAAGTGATTCCGTCATTTACTTCACGACAATGCGGCCAAATTATTTTGTGCCGGGTCAGTCTGTAATTGTTACCGGGGCCGGTACTTACAGCGCGACTTATACAGTCACCGATGATCGGATTGAGCCGTACACCTTTACAGCTGCGACAGCGGCGGCTGATCGCACTTATCCGCTGCCGTTTATTCCAAACGCGCTGGCGACGCTATCCGGGGGATCAGCCGCTTCACTTTATGCCAACACGCCACCGGTTGAAAATGCGATCTTGGTTGTCGCCGTTGAAATCTTCCAGAGCATCACAGCTCCGGGCAATGCAATCATGAGCGATCAATTTCAGCCGTCCCCATTTGTTTTAGGCCGATCCCTAAACAATCGCGTCATCGGACTTTTAGGGCCGTTTTTGGATGTTGAAACGATGTGCCAATGACTATCGAAGCCGACATCCGAACCCCGCTTCAGACAGCACTTTCAACCATCGCAGCGAATGTCTATAACGGCATTCCCGAAGTAATGACAAGCCCATCAATCGTGTTGGTCCCGGATTCACCTTATTTGGAATCGACTCTCATCAATGGAACAACAACAAAAGTCCGAATCAATCTTTTGGTTACTGGGGTTGTTGGATATTCTAACAATGCAGCGGCATTGACTAATCTTGAAGATTTAATGATCTCAATCATTTCAACAATGCCAGCCGGCTATGTGGTCGGCGATGTCAGTACCCCATCACCTTTGGAAGTCGGCGCAGGAAAATTTCTCACAGCTGATTTGCAAGTATCAACCTATTACACCGACTAAGGAGAAAAATAAATGCCAACAACAATCATCACGGGCAGAGACATCACCTTCACCATAGATGGTGACAGTTTTGATGCCCAAGCAACATCAGCGACTTTGACAGTCGATTCAACAGTGAACACCTATCAGACACTCGATGGCAAGGCATATTTCACCACAGACACGCAAGGCACTTTTGCGGTTGAAATGCTGGCCGATTGGGGTGCAGCTGGATCACTTTGTGAAGCTTTGTGGACATCGGCGACAAGCGCGCCGAACACGGGCCTTTCAGTTATTTTCGGAGCGGATTCAGGCGCATCATTTGCGTTTGATGTTCAGCCGATTCTTCCATCTGCCGGCGGTACAGCACCGGACGCGCAGACAGTCTCACTTTCATTCACTTGCGTGACCACGCCAGTGCTAACTATCAGCTAATAAGGGAGCCGGGAGCATGAAACTAGCAATCACAATCGAATACAACGACGGCAATTCTGCAACTTACATTGCAGCACCGCCGGAGTGGGTCAAATGGGAAAAGAGTACGGGAAACAACATTTCCCAAGCTCAGGACAAAATTGGAATTTCTGATTTGGTTTTTCTCGCCTATCACGCCATGAAGCGTGAAGCAGCGGGCAAGCCGGTCAAGCCAATTGAAATCTGGACGGAAACGATTGCAGATGTGATCGTAGGTGCAAACGAAGACCCAAAAGTTACGGAGTCGGAAGCCTAGCGAGATTAGTTTGGGAAGTAGCCCTTGCAACCGGGCTACCCCCAAGCTGTTTTGAAACAGCCGAAGACATTCTCACCGCTATGGACATTTTAGAAAGGCGCAATGATGGCAAGTGATCCAATCTCTTACAACAAAGAGGATTTGCGCGGGATTCTAAGAGCATTCAAGGCCATGAATGATGAAGCAATTTCTGAAGCCAAAACAGCGTCAAGCGGCCTTGCAGAATTTGTGAAAAAGAAAGTCACGGAGACCGCCGGCCAGCGTGGCAAGGGCAGAATTGCAGCACTTAGAATCGCTGAAGGTGCAACAGTTTCCAAGTCTTCAAAAATTGGCGAAATCTCTTATGGTTTCAGAGGCCAAAAATTTAGCGGCGGCGGTACGACTCAACAGCTTTGGGGCGGCAATGAATTCGGATCAAACAAATTCAAGCAATTCCCAATCTGGTCGGGTAAAGAGGGACGCGGCTCGAAGGGCTGGTTCATCTATCCAACACTAAGAAAAATCCAACCCGATATCGTCAAACGCTGGGAAGAATCTTTTTCCGACATTCTAAAGAAATGGGCGTAAAATGGCCGGTCCCAGTCGCACCCTAAAACTCTCCATTCTTGGAGATGTTGATAATTTAGTGAAGAGCCTTAAAACAGGCGAATCGGCTACAAACAATTACACAAAGACACTTGGAGATTTTGCCAAAAAGGCCGCTGTAGCATTTGCCGCCGTTGCCGGGGCTGCCACAGCATTTGCGGTTTCTTCAATCAAAAACGCGCTGGCAGATGAAGCCGCGCAGCGTAAGCTTGAGGAAACCTTAAGGGCAACAACAACAGCCAATGAATCACAGATCAAATCTGTCGGTGACTGGATCGATAAGACTTCAATTGCAATCGGTGTCACAGATGACAATTTGCGGCCCGCATTTGCTCGCCTAGTCAGATCGACCAATGATGTTGAAGAAGCTCAAAAACTGGTCAATCTTGCATTGGATATTTCAGCGGCTACGGGCAAGCCGCTTGAGACTGTAGCGAACGCGCTTGGCAAAGCTTATGACGGCAACGCCGCATCACTCGGCAGACTGGGCTTGGGCCTCGATGCCACAATCTTAAAAGGTGGAGACACCGACAAAATTTTCCAAACACTTACAACGACATTTGGCAACTTTGCAGAAAATGAAGCTGAATCAACCGAAGCGCAATTTAGGCGTGTCGGCATTGCCGTTGATGAAGCGAAAGAATCTATTGGCGCGGCTTTGTTGCCAATCGTTGAAAGACTTGCGGCCTTTCTCATAAACACAGCCGTCCCAAATCTGAACACATTCATTCAGGCTTTAACAGGAAAAGGCAGCATCGCCGAAGCGACAGAAAATGGAACACTTGGAGCCTTTAACTTTGGCAAGATGGTTGAAAAGGTCATCAAAACTGTTTATAACTTCCGCGGTGTACTTATCGCAACAGCTGCCGTCATCGGCGGTGTTTTTGTAGTTTCAAAAACAGCGGCGGCGGTAGCGGCAACAATCATTGTCATCCAATCTTTAATCAAGGCATACAACGCATTGAAAACATCCGCGCTTGTCGCTGGCATCGCATCGGCTTTCGCGCTTAATCCACTTTTGGGCGTGGGAGCGGTTGCATTGGCCGCTGGTGTTTTGGCAGCTGCAAACGCTTTGGGCAAAAATGAGAATAATACAGTCGATCAGCTTGGAGTACCCGCCGATCTCAAAACCGACTATGGCACTTATGTTGCGCCGGATTTCAAGGTCGATCCATTCAAGGGCGAAAGTTTTATGGGAACAAATCCCCGCGGTACAACAAACCCCCAAGAAATCATTGGAGCCGGTAGCCAAGAAGAATTGACAAAAAGGCTGGAACAGATCAGCGAAACAATAAAAGAAATGGATTTTAGATTTGCCACTGGCGGCATCTCACGGGCAAGCCAACTTGAGCAATTGGGGCCATTGCTTGCCGAAATGCAGGTTCTCACAAAGCAACAACAGGAAATTAATAAGCAACCCAAAATTGACATTACTGTCAATGGTGCAATTGATCCCGAAGGTACATCTCGAACGATTGTGAACACATTGAACAATTCATTTTATCGCGGAACAAGCGGCGCGGGTGCATTGGTCTTCGAATGACAATTTTTAATCCAGTCTGGAAAGTCATCATCAACGGCGTCCAATATCAATCGGCGGTTTTGGCAAATCTCGTCATCACTTCGGGCCGTACAAATATCTATGAGCAAGCTCAAGCGGGATATATCAACATTGAATTGATAAATCTCGATCAATCAAATGTTTTGGCGCAAATCAACAATTCGCTGACTGTGGAATTGCAGGATTCAACTGGGACTTATGTGCCGATCTTTGGCGGGTCGATAGTCGAAGTAGGCATTTCAGTGGCCGAAATTGGAAGCATCGGCTACACACAGCGGGTCAGCATCATCGCGCTTGGAGCATTGGCAAGATTGCCCAAAGCTTTGACCGATGGGGTGTTAAATCAAGATTTTGATGGCGATCAAATCTATACAATTTTGCAACAAGTGCTTTTTGCATCATGGCAAGAAACCCCGGCAGCTTTGACATGGGCAACCTACGATCCAACAGAGCAATGGAATGATGCCCAGAATACTGGGCTAGGCGAAATTGATCAGCCGGGCAATTATGAGCTGGCAGCTAGATCGTCAGAGCGGACAGATGTTTATTCTTTGGTTTCAGCTTTGGCAAGTAGCGGATTGGGCTATATCTACGAAAATGCTCAAGGGCAGATTTCCTACGCCGATTCAACGCATCGAACAACCTATCTGGCGGCAAATGGATACATTGATCTTACGGCCAATCATGCTCAAGGATCCGGGCTCAGTATCCTGTCAAGGGCTGGAGATGTCCGAAACACGATCACCCTTAAATACGGCTCAAACTCAACATCGGAAGTCGAAGCGGTCAATCCTGAATCGGTTGGACTTTTTGGTCAATTGGCCCAGATTTTTACCACCACAATTAAACACTCAGCTGACGCGCAGGATCAAGCCGATTTCTATTTGGAGCTCAGAGCATTCCCCCAATTCAATTTTGATTCAATCACTTATCAGCTGACAAATCCAGAGATCGATGATGCAGATCGCAACGCGCTGATCGGCATTTTCATGGGCATGCCGGTCAGCATTGCCGACTTGCCGTTAAATATGTCATCGGGAACCTATTTGGGATTTGTTGAGGGATTCACATTTCGGGCAGCGTATAACGAAGTGAGCGTCTCGCTTAATCTTTCACCATTGGCATTCTCGTTGCAGGCGATGCGCTGGAACGATGTGCCGATTGTGGAGCAATGGCAAACAATAATTCCAACACTCGACTGGGAACATGCCACGCAAGTGGCGTAAGGGGACAACATGAGCAATCCAACAACACCATTTTCGTGGCAAATGCCGACGGCCACAGATTTGGTCACAGATTTGCCGGCAGATTTTGAAGTCTTTGGTCAAGCCGTTGCAACATCGATGGCCGATCTTTTAGGTGGAACGACTGGCCAAATCCTGTCAAAAACATCGAATACAGACATGGATTTCACATGGACAACACCCAATCCCGGTGACATCACCGGCGTTACAGCTGGAACCGGCCTATCCGGCGGCGGTACATCCGGATCGGTAACAGTCTCACTTGATTTTACAGCTGCCAACACTTTGACATTTAACGCCCAGACCGGCACTAGCTACACCCTAGCGATTGGAGATGCGGCTGGAGTATTAGTCACAGCATCAAATGCGTCTGCAATAACAGTCACAGTGCCGCCATCTGTATTTTCTACTGGGCAACAAATAAATCTGCAACAAATTGGCGTTGGTCAAGTGACATTCTCACAAGGTGCTGGAGTGACAATTACTTCAACGGGTGCAACGGCATCAGCTCCAAAAATCACTTCACGCTATGGAGCTGCAACAATAATCTGCACCGGTTCCAACACATTCACAATTATTGGCGGGCTGTCATAAAATGCAAATTTTGGGAATCGTAGGGAGTCAAGCGAAAGCTCCAATCATTGCCGAAGTTCTTGTTGTTGCTGGTGGCGGCGGTGGCGGTGGAAATTCTGGGAGCAGCGGCGGTGGCGGTGGTGGCGGCGCTGGCGGATACCGCACAAATGCATCTTTTACTTTGCCATCAAGTTTTACAGTAACAGTTGGCGCAGGTGGGACTGGTCAAAACTCTGCACCCGGCAGTTCTGGCAATGGGCAAGCTTCGGTCTTATCAACTATTTCATCATCGGGCGGCGGCGGCGGAAGCAGCTCGTTTCCAGCTGGCGGATCGGGTCAAGGTGGTAACGGCGGATCAGGTGGCGGCGCAACAGCGACGGCTGGAACAGGTAATAGCGGCGGTTACAGTCCAGTCGAAGGTTATGCTGGACGGCTTCAGTCAACTACAGCCGTTGGCGGCGGTGGCGGCGCAAGCGCAGCCGCTACAACAGAAAATGGCGCAAATGGCGTCGCATCGTCAATAAATGGTACTTCTACAACTCGCGGCGGTGGCGGCGGTGGTGGATCGGTCGCAGGCAGCCCATCGGCTGGAACGGGTGGAACGGGCGGCGGCGGAAACGGAACACGAAACGGAAACGGCATTGCAGGGACAGTGAATACAGGCGGCGGTGGCGGCGGCGGAAGCAATGCGTCGGCTAGTACACCTAGTTACACAGGCGGAAATGGTGGATCGGGAATTGTAATTCTTGCTTATCCAAACACTTATCCAGCTTTGACATCAATCACGGGATTGACTTACACACAACCAACACGCAGCGGCTATCGTGTTTACCAATTTACAGCCGGAACAGGGACAGTGACAGTCTAATGGCACATTACGCATTTTTAGATGAAAACAACATCGTCACCCAAGTTATTACTGGCATTGATGAAACAGAGTTAATTGAAGGATTAGATCCGGAAACATGGTACGGAAATTTTGCAAATCAAAAATGTGTTCGGACTAGCTACAATCACAAAATTCGCTTTAATTACGCGGGAATTGGCTACACCTACGATCCGATCGATGATGCATTTGTCCCGCCGATGCCTGGATGTGGCCATGATTCTTTGACACTTAGCGACTTAAAAAGATGGGAGTGTTCAGACTGTGATGAAATCATCGAACGGGTGGCCAGCATCGAAGATCCGGAATGAAATCGGAATTGAATCTTTTCCAGTACCCGGCACAAAGATCAAGCTTGCATGTGCCAAATCTGTCGCGCCATTGCTTGTCGGATTTGCGGCGGAATTCCATCAGCTGATCGAGCCAATCGATGAAGGCGGCCTAGACGATTGGGGATATTGCTTTCGCATGGTCAGGGGCAGCACCGACAATTTGAGCAATCACTCATCCGGCACGGCGATCGATTTAAATGCCACAGAGCATCCACTTGGTAAGGTCGGAACATTCCCGGCGGAAAAAGTGCCAATGATTAAGGCACTAGCCAAAAAATACTCATTGACTTGGGGCGGCTCAGACAATTGGAAACGCAAGGATGAAATGCATTTCGAAGTGGCCATTCCGCCATCGAAGGTCGAGGCGGCAATTGCGAAGATAGGGGCATCAAAATGAAAGAACTCAAAGAGACGGCCGCATCATGGGCCAGATCATTCTTGGCGGCAGTTTTGGCCATGTACATGGCAGGGATTACCGATCCGAAGACACTAGCAATGGGCGGCGTTGCAGCTATCGCGCCGGTCATTCTCAGATGGTTAAATCCGAAAGACGCAGCGTTCGGAGTCAAGGGGAAGTGACTCCAAATGAATGGGCCGGGATGGGCGTGGCGGTTGTCACGCTCATTTCGTCATTCTATTTTATGGTCAGATACATGGTCAGATCGGTCATGTCCGAGCTGATGCCCAATGGTGGGAATTCATTGCGGGATCAAGTCTCAAGGATAGAAAGTCGATTAGATAATCTTTACGCATTGATTGCCGGTAAAGACTAAATCACAGAATCGCTTGAGCGTGTCGATCCTTGCCAAATGTCGGTGATCGGCTTTACCCTTAAAACAGATAAATCAAACCCTTGATCTATCTGAAACGGGAGCAATTAAAATGGAACTAAATTCACAAATCATCTGGATCGTGATCTATACAGTCTCAAGCTGTACGATCTTTTACACGCTAGGGCATGCTCAAGGCAAGAAAGACGGCTATTGGCGCGGGCGATCTGTCGGCATGAGAATCGGCGCGGAGCGTAAGGGCGTGAACTCATGAACGCTGAAAAAGAGCTACTTTTAGCCTTACTCATTGAGAAGTACACAGCCGCAAAGCCGATTGCGAAAGCGGCCGCAACAGTCCAAAAGCGGGCTCGCAAATTCAAAAAGCCTCACCATAAATGGACTAGGTGGGAAAAAGAAAAATTGGTCGGTTTGAAATCTATGGGAAAGCCGTGGTCTGAAATAGCTGCGATGCTAGGAAAAGGGCTAAGTGCTAAGCAATGCCATTCCATGTATCACAATATTTTGGTCGCAGAACGGAAGATCAAAAATGGCTAATCCGCTCGAAGGATACGAAAGCGTTGCCGAAAGAATTGAAAAATTCTGGATTCATTATCCAATGGGCCGAATCGATTCAAAGCTTGTTCATCAAGATGGCAATCGATACATCATCCAAACCGATCTTTACCGGGATGTTCAAGACATGATCCCATTTGCGACAG